GAGGCCTCGGCATTAAGATAGATGTTGCAAAGGTATTAAACCCGGTTCACCATAGGTTCCCGTCTCAACATCGGTGAACCTCATGAACATCCAGACGACAACCTCGGCGCCGTCCGCGCCTGGGATCTACGCTGGCCTTTCGAACGCAGCGTACCACGCCGGACTCGGCGTCTCCAAGTCCCAGCTGGACAAGCTGGCAAAATCCCCCTTCCACTATTGGTCGCACTATCTGAGCCTGAAGCGCGTCTCCAGCTACGAGACGCCCGCCATGCGCTTCGGCACCGCTGTGCACGCGGCTATCCTCGAGCCTGAACTGTTCGCCGGCTGGGTCGTGATGCCCGACGTTGACGGCCGCACCAAGGAAGGCAAGGCCGCCAAGGCGCTCGCCCTGGAGGAGGCCGCATCGCGCGGCGTCGAGGTAATCCCCGCCGACGACTATGAGAAGGTGACGGCGATCGCCAACAGCTTCGGCCGGCACAAGCACCTGGCGACGTTCCTCGACACCGGCCACGCCGAGCTCTCTGTCTACTGGAACGATCCCGACACCGGCATCCTCTGCCGTTGCCGCCCCGACTGGCTCGCGCCCGGCTGCGTCCTCGACCTGAAGACGACCGAAGACGCAAGCCCCCGCGCCTTCCAGCGCAGCGCGTACGGATGGCGCTACTTCGTGCAGGCCGCCTTTTACCTCGACGGCCTGGCGGCCAACGGCGTCGATGCGAGCGGCTTCATCTTCGCGGCGATCGAAAAGTCGGAGCCCTACGCCTGCGCCGGCTACGCCGCCAGCGAGGCCATGATTGCGGCGGGGCGCGAGGAGTATCGTCGCCTGCTGCGCACGCTGCGCCAGTGTCAGGAGGAGGACCATTGGCCGGGCTACGGCGAAAGCCTCAATATATTGGACCTGCCGGGCTACGCTAACGAACTGTTCACCTCGCCAAATGATGCAATTGCATTGTGACGCAAATCAGCATAATGCAGATGCATCAAGTAACGGCAGGAGGCTGACATGACGATCCAAGAAATGAGGCAGCGGCTGGCACGCGCGGAGGCCCGCCTCGACGAGGCCCGCAGCGACGGAGAGTGGTCCGCCGCCAATGAGATGGTGACCTATTGGAGAACGCTCGTTGACGACGCTCAAGCGAGGAGGGCGGCATGAACCGCATCATCCTCGTCGGCAAGAACAAGGACTTCCCCACCTTCAAACCCAATTCCGGCGCCAAGCCGGGATCCGGCGGCGCAGCGGCACTGCGCCAGTCGCCCCGGACTGCAGCTACGGGGCAGGGTGAAAGCTCTGCCCCGTGGTGCTGGCTGGGCGCCATCGCCGACACGCTCACCGTCATCGCCGGGCTGTCCGTGTTCGGCACGCTGGCGCTGTTCTTCTGGGTGATCGCGTGAGCGCCGCGCAGGAGGCCGAGGCCATAATCCGGCAGAAGCTCGACGGCAAGTTCTTCCTGCCGTGCGGGCGAGATCTCAACTTGATCCGCCAAGAGGAGAAGGCAACGCGAGCCGAGGCCGCAAGCACGCGGCATGACCGGCAGAGACGCCTGATGGCGCAGAACGCCGCCAAGATGGAGCTCAAAGATATTCCGGGCGAGCGCATCTCTGCGCGGAAGATCCTGCTTGCAGTGTCCTACGCGCACGGCATCTCCATCGACGACATCATCGGGCAGGCGCGGCATCGGCACATCATCTACGCCAGGCAGCACGCCTGCTACATGATGAGACAGATCACGAAGCGGAGCTTTCCGTACATCGCCGAGCGGCTCGCGCGTGATCACTCAACTGTTCAGCACTCTTGCCGGACGTGGGAACGGCTGAAGCCGCGCTTCGCCGCGCAGGTGGCGATCGTCAACAGCATCCTGCTCGACGGTAAACCAATTCCGGCGTGAAGCCGGAGGCCGGCGCTGCAGCGGAACTGCGGCAAACCCAGTGAGTAAGTACACACAGTAGTGTTCCGTGTAACGCCCGTCCGGTCCCCCAAGCCTACGCAGCCGGGCGGGCGCCTCAACAGCAAACAGGAGAGTGAGCATGGCTCAGAACGACGACTTCCACGACATCATATTCAAGCACGTAGAATTGCAGTACCCGCGCCTCAACGGCTGCTACCGCTTCAACAGCGCCAGCAAGAAGAGCGAGCCCTGCGCGGCAGGTGCCGCCAATGCGGCTTGGTCCTGCGGCATGAAGATGCCGAAGGCGCAGGCGAAAGATTTCCACGCGCAGATGAAGGCGCACTACGAAGCCTGCGCCGCGCGCAACAAGAAGTTGCCTGTGTTCAGCAAGGTCTTCGGCATGAAGAAGGACGAGGAGGCCGGCACCGTCACGTTCGAGGCGAAGAAGCGCGGAATGACAGGCGAGGGCAAGGCCAACAAGCCCGTCACCGTCGTGGACAACATGAAGCAGCCGATGCCGCCGGAGAAGCTGGAGTTCTGGTCAGGCTCCACCGGCAACGTGCGTGTGCGCGCCTTCCCGACCGTGGACCCTGACGGCAACGGCGGCATCAGCCTGCTGCTCGATGCCGTGCAGGTGCTGAAGCCCGTTTACGGAACGGCCAACCTCGACGGGTTCGACGTGGAGGAGGCCGAGAGCGGCCCGGCGGAGTTTGCGGGCGACCCCTTCGCGGCTGCCGCAGCGAACAAGAAGACCGCCGCCGGCAACAAGGCCGAGCTCGGCGACGATTTCTAGACGACGGCGGGGCGGGCTGCGGCTCGCCCCAGCTTAACACATTTGCATGAAGGGCGATTATACCGATGAGTGACATGCTGGTTTCATTCTCGCACGGGCCAGCCAACAACACGGCGCTGGTGCCGAAGCACATGACGTGGGGCGAGTTCGTGCAGCGCATGAAGTCACCCCGCGTCGGCGACAAGGATGGCTCATACCTCGTCCGGGGCGGCGCACTCAGGAAGCCCGAGCGCGGCGACGAGAACCTGGAGGAGGCCGCCGTGCTCGTCGTCGATGGCGACAGCGGCTTCGACCCGGAGACGGGCGAGTTCTTCACGGCAACCGACCCCTACACCGGCAAGACCAAGTCGAGTGCGCCCACGATCGAGGAGGCTGCCGCGGCGATGGACCGGCTGGGCTACCAGTACGTGCTCCACACGACGCACTCCTACGTGCCGGGCGTCATCAACAAGTGGCGCCTGTACACGCCCGCCACCATGAAGAACGAGGACGAGCTCGGCGCGGCCGTGGATCTGATCATCAGCCAGCTGCACGGGGCGGGCTGCTACGTTGAGGCCAACAAGGAAAGCAAGGTTTGGAGCCAGGCATGGTTCCTGCCGCGCTGCCGGGAGGAGTTGATAGGCGACTTCACGTCCTTCTCACGCGAGGAGGGGGGCCACCTCGATGTCGGCGCCGCCGTCAGCCTCGCACGCGCCAAGGCGCAGGCTGAACAGGCGATCGAGCGCGCGCAAGCCCCGCAGCCGCCGCGCCAGCACCAGGGCGACAGCATCATCGAGGCCTTCAACCAGGCGGCCAGCGTGGGATGGGTCAGGCAGCAGCTGGAGGCGGCAGGCTATAAGTTTGCGGGCCGCAAGGGCCAAGGCCTGCGCTTCATTGCGCCGGGGTCAGAGTCGGGCACGCCGGGCGTCAACGTGTTCAAGGGCGGGCGCGGCGATGTCGTGGCGTACTCGCACCACGGCGCCCACGACCCGCTCAGTCACCGGCTGACCGACGCCTTCGGGATGTACGCCATGTTCCAGCACGCAGGCGACCTGAAGGCCGCGGCGAAGACGCTGGCGGCAGACGCCGGCACCGGCAACCAGCGAGATCCGCTCGCAGGCTTTGAGGAGGAGGCTGTGGATTTTAGGAAGGCCCGGCAGGAGGCGGCACAAGCAGCCGCCGGGCCGACACCCGCCGACAAGTTCCAGTGGATCACCCGCGCCAACGGCATGCAGCCGCTGCTCAACGGCAACTGGCTGGTGAAGAAGGTGCTGCCGATCGAGGGGCTGGGCGTCATCTACGGGCGACCGGGCTCGGGCAAGACGTTCACCGTCATGGACATCGCCCTGCACGTCGCCCTCGGGCGCGCCTGGCGGGGCCTGAAGGTGACGCAGGCCGAGGTCAGCTACGTCACGCCGGAGGCGGGCCGGATGGGCGCCAACCGCGTGATCGGCTGGTGCCAGCATCACGACATCGCTTGGCCCGACACATTCAGGCTGTCACCGGCGCCGATCGACCTGTGCAGCACGGAGGCCGACGCTGACGCCCTCATCGCCGACATCAGGGATAACCAGCCCGGCTGCAGGCTGGTGGTCGTGGACACGCTCAACCGGGCGATGGCCGGCGGCGACGAGAACGGCGTCGAGGACATGGGCAAGTTCATCGCCTACTGCGACAAGATCGCCAAGGGCGTCGGCTGCATGGTGCTGATCGTCCATCACTCGGGGAAGGACGTGGGACGCGGCAGCCGCGGGCACAGCAGCCTCTTGGGCGCCGTCAACCTGGAGCTTGAGGTGCAGCGCGAGCAGGGCCAGCCGGGCACCATCAAGGTGACCAAGATGCGCGACGGCGAGGACGGCGGCACCTACGGCTTCGACATCAGTTCGATCCCGCTCGGCGAGGACGAGGACGGCGACACGGTCACGACCGGCATAGCAGTGCCAGCCGACGCAGGCGAGGCCATGACCGTCCGAGAGGCCAAGCCGCAGGGCACCAACCAGCACACGGTCGCGGCGGCATTCGACCAGCTGCTGATGGACGAGGGCAAGCCTACGCCATTCGGCACCGGCTTCCCCGAGGCGGGGCAGTTCCTGTGCCTCTCAACCGACCGGCTGATCGGGTTCGCCGTCGGCAAGATGGCAAGCGGCGGCAAGGAGCACACCAAGCGCAAGGCCATGGCTGACGCAATGGAGGGGCTGCGGCGCAAGGGATATTTTGCAACCAATGGAGGGTATACGTGGAGGATCGTTTGATGGGTTCTGGACGGGGGAAAACGGGGGAAAACGGGGGAAAACCGCCGTTTTCTTTTTTCGGGAAAAGGGGGTTGACGGGGGAAATTAAATGGGTTAGGCCTTTAGGCCTACCCAATTTCCCCCGACAACATCCCCGAGAATTTCCTACTGAAAGCGGAAGGTCTGCAGAACGGCAGACAGGGGGGCTTCAGTGAAGCCCAAATACAACCACAAGCAACAAGCCGCGCAGCCTGAGAAGCCGCCCGTACTCGGGCCGCACCCGTTCCTCGAAAGCCCGCTTGAGGCGGCGTACGCCATGCACGACAAGGCGGTCGGCATCATGAACGCGAAGTGGGGCACCGACGTTGTGCAGACGCTGGTCGGCCCGGAGCTCGCCGCTAGGTTCGCCGGCGTCAGGCTGAAGCTGGAGGCTGCCCGCGAGGCCGGCGACGATGCCGAGGTCATCCGGCTGCTCGGGTCCGTCGTCCGGGGGTATGAGGCGCTCGACGATGCCGCGATAGCCGCGGGGCACGTACCGCTCGAAATCGCGCGCTGGTGGTCTACGAGGGCCGACGACGGCCGCAGCTACCTGTTCACACAGAATGAGGACGATGCCCGCGTGGCGGCTCGCCAGGGGCGCTGGGAGGGGTTCCAGATCTGGAGCCTGCCGGAAGTCATCCGCGTGCTGGAGGACAAGAGCTTCGAGAGCGTGCTGAAGGCGAAGGGGCTGTGGCCGGAGGCTGCAGTCGTGAAGGTGGCGCGGCCAGCGGTTGACTGGCGGCAGGGGGATGAGGTGGTGTTTTGACGCAGGGTAAGAAAGCGTCTCGCACAAATGGAAATGACGCTGCGGAAATGAAACAGGAAGGGAATAGACCGATGGCAGACGCCGTGAGCTTCAAGACACTGCAAATCGTAGCATTGGGGGAAGTATTGGAAGCCGTCGCCGTCCTCACCAACGCAATCAGGGTGGCGGAGGCGATGGAGACAGATCTGGCGGCGGCAAGGTCAGCGGAAGAACTCGACATGGTGATGGAGAAGATCGGGCGGGCGAACCCGCTGCCGTATCTGATCGTCGCCATGGTCGGACCTCTCCGCGCCGTGGAGGGTGGCCTCAAGCCAGTCCACGCGGCAGCCATGATCGAATGCGCGATGCAAGTGGAAACCATGGCGCAGGAGATGTCGTGGCAGGCAAGGTTCGCCGGCATGGGCGCCGAGGAGATCGTCAAAGCCCTGGTCGAGATGGCCGCCCACAAGAAAGCTAACCTGCAATGAAATGCCGACAGCCTCACAAATTTGTGGACACTCTCGGGAATGGTGACGTTAGTAAACCGCAGGTTGACTGGCGCAAGGGCGATGAGGTGGTGTTTTGACGGAGCGCGACAAGGTTGAAAACGCCGACAAAAGCGATGGTGCCAGTTCGACTGGTAGCAATGGTACCAGCAGAATTAGTAGAAGGCCGCCAAAGGGCGTCGTGCCGAAGGGCTTCAAACCGTTCCAGCCGGGCCAAAGCGGCAACCCGAATGGCCGGCGTCCGATGCCGCCCGAGATCATCGAGGCGCTGGAGTTGGGCTCGCTGAACGCGGCGAAGCGCCTGGTGACGCTGACGCAGGATCCCGACGGCCGCGTTGCGTTGACGGCGATCGACATGCTGCAGAACCGGCTGTACGGCCGCGCGCAGCAGCAGGCCGACGTGAACGTCACCACGACGAACGTGCAGCAGGCGCACCTGCAGGTGCTGGTCGAGCTCCAGCAGCGCCGCGACCAGGCGATGAAGACGATCGAGGCGGAGGAGGGGGGAGGGGCAGAAAACCCCATCGAAATCGAGCCAGAAACGTGAGCAATATCAGTACCACATTTTGTCGCTTGACATAGGGCCGAAATCAGTTGATAACTGCCCTACGCCATGAGGACATGGGGTAACGATGACGAGAGGGGATACGTACGTGGAAACACTTAGGCACATGCGGGACGGGTGGCTTCGGGAATTTCGGCACGCGCGCCAGCCTGGCGGCGGCCCGAGGCCCCCCGGCCCCGGCTTGGGTCCCGCACCCCGCCGCCGGTGACGGGCCCCCACGCCTGACACCCACGCTCACGCACGAAAACGCCCGACCCCCCCCTCCACCCCGGAGTTAACGCATGCACACCCCCGCAAAAAAAATCACACGCCGCGCCGCCATTTACGTCCGCGTCAGCACCAGCAAGCAGACGACTGAGAACCAGGAGCACGTCCTCCGCCAAGCCTGCGCCGCCCGCGGCTGGGAGATTGCGGCGGTGTACGACGACACGGGCTACTCCGGCAGCAAGACGAGCCGCCCGGCCTTGGACGCGATGCTGGCGGATGCCACGCGCGGCAAGTTTGATGTCGTCCTGATCTGGAAGCTGGACCGGCTGGGCCGCAGCGTGATCGACCTGCACAACAATGCCGAGCACCTGAAGGCGTGCGGCGTTGACTTGTGCGCCTACACGCAGGCGATTGATACCTCGACGCCCACGGGCAAGCTGATGTTCACGGTGTTGGCGGCGGTTGCGGAGTTTGAGCGTGAGACGATCATCGAGCGCATCAACACGGGCCTGGAGACGGCGCGTCGGAAGGGCGTGAAGCTGGGCCGGCCGAAGGTTGGCGCCAAGGTCGAGCAGCAGATCCGCGACCAGCTGGGCGCCGGCGTGGGGATGAACAAGATTGCTGCGCAGCTGGGCGTCGGCAAGCTGACGGTTCAGCGCATCAAGAAGGAGATGACGGCGTGAGCGACGACACCGCCGCCTGGCTGATCCGGCAGGCGCAGCAGTGGGAGGACCAGCACGCGCCGCAGCACCTGACGATTGGGCTGCGCGAGGCTGCGGCGGAGATTGAGCGGCTGCGGGCTGCGCTGCGGGAGATTGCCAGCACAGAGCGCGATAGCTGTAGCGAATGGTTCCAAGATATTGCCCGCGCAGCACTTGCGCTGGAGGCGCGTGATGAGTGACGCTGAAAAGGCATACCAAGCAACGCCAGCATCTACGTTGGAAGAGCAGATCATGAACCCCTGTATCGCAAAGAATGAGCGTGAGTGGTGGGCCGCCGCCGAGATCGAACGGCTGCGGGACGAGGTGGAGCGGCTGCGGGCGGCGCTGGAGCCGTTCGCCAACGCGCTCAAGGGCAACTGGTCACATCAGGGCGATAGCATGAAAATAGTTGCTGGTCCCCACGCCAACGATCTGCGGCTGGAGTTGACGCTATACGATTTTTGCCGCGCAGCACTCGCAGAGGAGAAGAAGGATGACCTCTGACCGCCGCGCCGCGCTGGTAAAGAAGGTGGCGAACCTAATCAATTCAATGACGTACTTCTGGAGCATGGACTTGTCTTTGAGGCAGGCAGAGAAGACAGCCAACGCCGCCATCGACCTCATCCGCGCTGATGTGCTGGAGGAAGCGGCTGAATTGGTTGAGCAACATACCCCGCGTTATGGAGAGGGCGATTTTCGCGGCTACTTAGTCAGGCGCATGGCGTATGACAGTATCGGCCTGCCGTACGCCGCCGCCATCCGCGCCCTGAAGGCCGCCCCATGACCGACGACCAGGCTGAAGCCGCGGTTTGCCGCCACGACGAGCTCTTCCACGATCACGTCCTGAAGCTGGTGCTGGGCAACTGCGTGCGTTTGATCGGCGTTCGTGCTACGCGCTTAATGCTTTTGCGTTATGCTCGACAGCTGAAATGGTTTTGAATTGATGCAAAAGTGTTAGACGTGCCTGTCCCAACGCTGTGAAGCGTTTCAACCCCCAGCCAATGCACTGCCGTGAGGCGGTCCAGCAGGTGACACATGGACGACCAGAATATTACCCGCCGGTTTGCGGAAGAGCTTCGCCAGTTCATTGCGGCGTACAAGGACGACCCCGTTGGGTTCGTGACGATCGTGCTGGGCGCCACGCCCGACGCCTGGCAGGCGCAGGTGATGATGGAGGTGGCCCGCGGCGAGCGGCGCATATCGGTGCGCGCCGGCCACGGCGTCGGTAAGAGCGCGTTCTGCGCGTGGCTATCGATCTGGCACATGGTGTGCCGCTACCCGCAGAAAACGGTGATGACGGCGCCGACCGCGGGCCAGCTGTTCGACGCTTTGTTCGTCGAGGTGAAATACTGGATCAACAAGCTACCCGCGCCGATCCGCGCACTGTTTGAGATGACATCGGAGAAGGTGACGCTGAAAGCCGCGCCGGAGGCGTCATTCATAAGCGCACGAACGAGCAGCGCCGACCGACCGGAGGCTCTGGCCGGCATACACAGCGAGTACGTCCTTCTGATCGTTGACGAGGCATCGGCCGTGCCCGAGCCGGTGTTCGAGAGTGCGGCCGGCTCGATGTCAGGCCACAGCGCGGCGACAATCCTGATCGGCAACCCGACGCGCAACAGCGGCATGTTTTTCCGCACGCACCATGCTTTGGCGTCGGAGTGGCGCACGTATCATGTGAGTTGCCTGGACAGCCCGCGCGTGGCGCCTGACTTTGTCAAGCAGATCTCGGACACGTATGGCCCCGACAGCGGCGCGTATCGTGTGCGCGTGCTGGGCGAGTTCGCGCTGCGCGACGACGACACGCTGATACCGGCGGAGTTGGTTGACAGCGCGATGTCGCGAGACGTGACGATGGACACGAAGGAGCCGCTGGTCTACGGCCTCGACGTGGCGCGTTTCGGCGACGACCGGAGTGTGCTCTGCAAGCGGCGCGGCAACGTCGTGACGGAGTTCCGCGTGTGGCAGGGCTTGGACCTGATGCAGCTGACTGGCGCCATTGTGAACGAGGCGAAAGTGGACACGCCGGCGGAGATCTGCGTGGACTCGATCGGCCTGGGCTCGGGCGTCGCCGATCGGTTGCGCGAGCTTGGCTACACGGTTCGCGATGTCAACGTGTCGGAGAGCTCCGCGATGAACCCGACGGCGGCCAAGCTGCGCGACGAGTTGTGGCTGAGCGTGAAGGAGTGGCTGAACGCCAGGGCCTGCAAGCTGCCGAAGCTCCCCGAGCTTAGGCAAGAGTTGGTGGCACCGACGTACACCTTCACCTCGAGCGGCAAGGTGAAGGTCGAGGGCAAGCAGGAGATGAAGCGCCGCGGCATGCGATCGCCTGACTTGGCCGACAGTCTTTGCATTTCCTTCGCCAGCCTGGCCTCGCGTGTCGGCGGGCGGTCACCCCGCTGGGTTCCGGGCAAGGCCCTGAAGCGGGGGATCCGGGGCACGGTTTAGGGCACGTCGTAGCTGCCGTGCTGCGCGACGTGATAGTCGATGCCGCGGCACGCGAGCTTGAAGAGCTTGGGGATCGGGTAGGCGCCGGCTAGGTAGCGGTCGATCGTCGTGCGGGCCACGCCGGTGATGCGCGACAGGTCGGTCTTGTTGAGGTCGTGTTCGTGCATCCACGCGGCGAGGTCGGCGGGGGTCATGCGTTGATAGTCTCCTGGCCCCAGCAATATCCATGCGGGTCTGCATCATAGTCACCGTTGCGGATGTATTCCTCAACAGCCATTGCAACGTGGTCCCATTCGGCGGGTGTGGGGCTTTGCCAGATCATTTCTGCTGTGCGCGCGTCAGAAGAGATTGCGTGGATAGCGACTGCAACGACCATATCGGTTTCGCGCTTTGATGCCCAATCTGCAGAAACTTCCGGGCGGCTGTAATTGCGGTTCATCTGCGTTGCTCCTTGTTGATGACCAAGATGTATCATACGCTACTATCAACCACAACACAAAAGCAGCATGCGCTACATATTAGCAATAACATTGCGCAGGACGGCAGTACCGAGCAATAATATTGCGCAACCAATGCAAATGTGTTACCGGGATCATAACCGTTAATCCGTTTGAGGTGGCCTCCATATGTCAGCTAGAGACAGCGCAAGCGGTTCGAGCACGTACAAAGGCGGGTCCGGCGGCGCCGGCGGCCTCGGCAATGGCGGCATCGGCGGCGGCATGGGCGGCGGCTCACGCGGCGGCGGCGCAGGCTACAACGGCGGCGCCGGATCTCGCACCGGCCTGACGACGGGCACCACGACATACGGCAATACGGCCGTCGGGCGCCCCGGCGGCAACGCGGTCGCCTACGGCATGCGCGATGCGGCCAGCCTGGGCCGCGCCGGCATGGGTCCGACGGTGGGCTCCTTCGGCAATTTCCGCACGCCCTCGGGCGCCGCAATGTTTGGCAATTCGCCGGTGCAGGGCCAGTCTTTCTACGGCCGGAACATGGGCCAGGCGCTTTCGCAGGCTAATCGCGCGCAGGCCAGGCAGCCCCAGCAGCAGGTCGGCGGCCTCCTCGGCGGCTCGCCTGTCGCGGCTGGTGCGCCCTCGTACCCGGCGGTTGAGCAGGAGATGGCCCTGCCGACCAACCAGCCGGGCTTTATGAACAACCCCTTCATCGACAAGCCGGCCACGCTCCCAGATTACGTGCGGAGCTTGGTGAAGTCATACCAAGACCTCAACGCCCACGGCGACGATGCATGGACCCCCGCGTCCTCGACCAATCCCCCGATCAAATCAATCCCTGGCTACACGAACCTGGATCGCCAGTTTCGCGCTCACAACTGGAAGAACAACTCGGCCAACTGGCCGCGCGGCGGCGTTCCCGGCACGCGCAGCATGCCGTCCACTGACGGCGGCTACCCGAGCCTTGGCTCGCAGGATACGCGCCCCGCGGGAATGTACTGACATGCCCAATAAAGCAAACAACGGCATGAGCCAACTTGCGCAGCAGGTTAACTGGGCGCTGAAAAACTCTCGCGGCGGCATGGGCGGCATGGCGGCGATGATGGGCATGCCATTCCAGCAGAAGACCGGCGGGCAGTGGATGACGATCGACCCGCGCCGGCAGTCGATGTATGCATCCGGCACGACGCCATACCGCGCCGCCAGCCAGCCCACGACGGGCGGCGAGTTGCCCCCCGTTGACCCGACGAAGCCGGCGCCGCTGCCGGGCGACAAGTTCAAGCTGAACCTGATCCCCGAGTGGTGGAAGGAATGGTATCGCACGCAGGGCCAGAACGGCGGCGTGCCGCCCGTTGACGGCTTGCTCTGATGGCTGAGATCGACGACCTCATCGAGATGGGTCTGGCGGAGGCGGATGACGCCACCGACGCCGGCGCCATGTCGGAGGAGGCTTTCCAGGGCGCCGTCAAGGCGGCGATCACCGACGCCGAGGACTACATCGACGACGAGATAGCTCCCCAGCGCCGACTGGCGACCAAGTTCTACCGCGGCGACAACTTCGGCAACGAGGAGGAGGGCCGCTCCCAGGTCGTGATGACCGAGGTGCGCGACACCATCCTCGCCATGATGCCGAGCCTCCTGCGCGTGTTCACGGCCTCCGAGAAGCCGGTCGAATTCAGCCCGCGCAAGGCCGAGGACGTTCCGATGGCGGAGCAGGCGACTGACTACGTCTCGTTCGTCTTCAATAACGACAACCCCGGCTTCAGCATCATGCACTCATGGCTGAAGGATGCGCTCACGACCAAGCTAGGCATCACCAAGTGGTTCACCGCGACGACCTACGACGTGCGCGAGGAGAACTACTCGGGCCTCGACCAGGCGCAGATCAACGTATTGCAGACCGACGGCACCGTCTCCTCCCTGGAGGCCGTCCAGACTGGTGAAGGCGAGCCCGACCCGATGACCGGGCTCCCTTCGCCTCTTTTCGATGTCTTCATCCGCCGGCAGATCGAGCACAAGCGCCAGGTCGTCGAGTGCGTGCCGCCCGAGGAGTTTATCATCGCCCGCAACGCGCGCGACCTCGACAACGCCGACTACGTCGGGCACCGCTCGCTGAGGACGATGTCGGAGCTCGTCGAGATGGGCTACGACCGCGACGAGATCGAGCAGAACGGCAACACGTCGTCGTCGTTCGACCTCAACACGGAAGCGCAGACGCGGAACCCCGGCCTTCGTGAGTTCCTCGGCGGCACGTCCGAAACGTCGGACCCCTCCATGCGGCGCTATCTCTACGTCGAAAGCTACATTCGCATCGACAAGGACGGCGACGGCGTGGCGGAGCTCCGCCGCGTCTGCACGCTTGGCGAGGCCTCCTACATCCTCCACGACGAGGTCGCCGAGGACGTGCGTTTCGCCGTGATCTGCCCTGATCCGGAGCCGCACATGGTGATCGGCTCCTCGATCGCCGACCAGGTCATGGATCTGCAGCTGATCAAGTCCAATATCGTCCGCAACACGCTCGACAGCCTGGCGCAGACGATCCACCCGCGCACCGCCTACGTGGAGGGCGCGGTCAACACCGACGACCTCATGAACGTCGAGACGGGCGGCCTGGTGCGCGTCACGCAGCCGGGCATGATCCAAGAGCTCGGCAGCACGTTTGTCGGTCAGCAGGCGATGCCGATCCTGGCCTACATTGACGACATCAAGGCTGCGCGGACCGGCATGTCCAAAGCCTCGCAGGGACTTGATGCAGATGTATTACAGAGCACTACAAAAGCGGCCGTAACGGCGACGATGTCGGCGGCGCAGGAGCGCCTCGAGATGGTTGCCCGCATCTTCGCCGAGACGGGCGTGCGCCGGCTGTTCCGCGGCCTCCTCAAGGAGATCATCCGCCATCAGGACCGGCCGCGCGTCGTGCGCCTCCGCAACAGCTGGGTGCCGGTGGATCCGCGCGCCTGGGACGCCGACATGGATGTCGTCGTCAACGTCGGCCTTGGCACCGGCTCGATCGAGCAGAAGGTGCAGACGCTGATGGCGGTGCTGGCGCAGCAGAAGGAAATCCTGCAGACGCTGGGGCCGAACAACCCGATCGTGACGATCAAGCAGATGCGCAACACGATCGCGCAGATCCTCGAGCTTCAGGGCGTCAAGGATGCCTCGCGCTACTTCAACGAGATCACGCCCGAGATCGAGCAGCAGATGGCGCAGCCGCCGCAGCCCGCGCCCGACCCGACGCAGATCCTCGCCCAGGTCGAGGCGGAGAAGATCAAGAAGGACATCGAGATCGCCGACAAGAAGATGGCTGTCGAGATCGCCACGCAGAAGGCCTCCGACGACCGCGAGCGCGACAAGATCGAGACCGACCTGTGGCTGAAGGCTTACGAGATGAGCCTCAAGTATGGCGTGCCGGTGCCGGTCGAGCAGGCGTTTGCCCTCATTGATCGCCCGCGTGATCTGGCGCCGCAGCCGATGGGAGTGCAGTGATGGCTGGCCTCCTCGACGATCCATACTACGCCGTTCCCGGCCATGAGGGACTTCGCAAGCCGAAGCCGAAGCCCGCTGACGGCCGCATGTGGCAGGAGCGCGTGCGCGACACCGGCAACGAGTGGGCCAACTACCTGGCCGGCCCGCACATGCCGGCGGTTGAGGGCCTCCTACAGTTCTCCGACGCCGCCGATCTGCAGGACGCCGCCGACAACAATTCAGAGCTCTACAATGCCGTTTCCGACGGCCGCTGGAGCGATGCTGCCTATGCCGCGCCCTGGGCTGGCGTGTCGAGCCTGGCCGCCGTCATTCCCGGCATCTCCGCAGGCCCCTTCGACAACATCGCCAGGCGTGGCCCAGACGTTGCCCCCTCCGCGCCGCTCGGCCACAACGGCGGCCCCTCAATAGACCCTCTGGCATCGGTGGATATGCCTGCTGGCAACGATCCTCGCTACCGTGGAGCCGCGCCTAACCGCACGACAGAATACAGCCGCTACGCCCCGACGGCGGTGCCGCCTCGCATGCAGCGCCTAATCGCCGCGGCTGACGACCAGGCCCACCCGATCAACTCGATGTTCGACACCTACATCGAGAAGGGCAAGAAGCTGAATGGACCTGACTGGTACAACACCGAGGAGATGCGCGACTGGTTTGTCGGCGAGCTTGGTGAGAAGGAAGGCGACACCCAGTGGCGCGAATTTGTCCAGCTGATCGGCGCGACCTCGACCGGATCTGACGTGGCCTCTAATTTCCGCAATGCGACATTCTACCGGGCGCTCCCGGCCGCCGATCGCAAAAAGGTTGCCGAGCGCGTGGCGCAAGGTGGCATTACGCCGGCTGCTGCTGCTCGCGAGCTTGGGCTTGAGCCAGCCAACACCCCGACCAATTACAACTACGGCCACGTCATGCAGGGCAACCACGCCAAGAACGTGCTTGCCCAGATGGACGGCCAGTGGGAGACGCAGATGCCTGCCGGCCTCTCCAAGGCCGAGCAGACCAAGTGGCTGCAGGCCAATCCCAAGGTCAAAGGCTTTGCCAACGACCTCTTGGGCAGCGAGACGAACATTGCCGCCGACAAGCACTTCATGCGCATGCTGGCGATGTCGGACGGCGGCTCGGACTTCTTGAGCGGCCAAGCGCAGATCTCGGCCGAGAACCTGGCCGGGCTTCGCAAGGTCTACAAGAAGAAGCTCGACCCCTACATCCAGACCCGCAAGACCGGCACCGGCCAGATGGTTACTATCACCAACCTCCAGAAGGCGGTCGAGGATGGCGTGATCAAAAACACCAACGCCTTTAAGAAGATCCCGCAGGCCTGGCTCGACATGCCCAAGCCGACCGAATACGCAGCCCTTGAGCAAATGGCGCAACGGCTGGCGAAGCGTTATGACATGACCCCCGCGCAGTTCCAGGCTTCGCTCTGGATGGGCGCCGGCGACATTACCGCCTTGGCCGACGAGAGCCAGGGCACCTCGATGGAGCTTTTCCGCCGCACAATCGACAAGCGTGCGCGCGAGCGCGGCCTCACCCGCAAGGAGATGGCGAGTGACTTCATCAACAACCGCGCCCCCTTGGCGATGACCGGGGCCGGTATCGGCGCAATGGCAATCCCTGGCCTGCTCGAAGGCCAGCCGGAGGAGCAATACTAATGGCAGCCCTCACCAAAATGCAGGCGGCCGGCAAGATGGAAAGCCTGATTGGCGGCATGGACGACGCGGCGGAGGAAGCTCCGACGGCGGCCAAGAACGTCGCCAACCGCGCCAAGGTCATCAAGAACTGGGCGCTGGGGCCGACCAAGGCCAGCGTGGAGCCAGACGCGAACAGCGAATACTGGCAGCAGATGGCTGACTTATGGGAGATCGACGAGGCCCAGGCCCGTCGCCAGCTGTGCGCCAACTGCGAATACTTCGACAACACGCCCGCCATGCAGGAAAACATGGAGAGTGTCCCGCTCGACAAGTTCGACCGCGACGGCGGCGGCAGGGGATACTGCGTCAAGTTCGATTTCATCTGCCACAATCTGCGCGTATGCCAGGCGTGGGAAGAGAAGCCGTTCGCTGAACCGGAAGACGAAGCAGAGGTAGAAGACTAATGCTTACGCCGATCGACATCGCCCGCAAGGCCAAGGAGATGCATGAGGACGCGGTCGTCGCGCACATCTTCACATACCTTGAGGGGCGCTACATCTCCGAGTGGCGCAGTGCGTCACCCGCAGACCTTCAGAAGCGCGAAGCTGCCTACGCAGCCATCCGTGCCCTGGAGGACATCAAGGTGAAACTTGGCTCGCTGGCAAACTCGCCGAAGGTCGAGGCTCACAACAACCGCAACGCCGTGAGGCGCTAAGGCTCAACCAATCAAACGTCGTGACGACGTTGGAAAAGGTAAAGATAGATGACTACCTCCGACACGCCCGCACAGGGCATCGGTTTATCTGAGGCTGCAAGCCAATTCGAGGCCATTCTGTCCGGTGATACCGGGAAGCAGACGCCCGAAAGGCACGCGGCTGACGAAAGCCCGGCCGACGATCAGGCCGAGGCGCTTGACGCTTCCGAAACAGAGGATGAGACGCTCGCCGATGAGGCCAGTGCCGACGATGAGGAAGCAACGGCTAATGACGAGGACGCCGACGAGGCATCCGATCCGCAGGACCAGCTGGTCACCGTCGTAATCGACGGCAAAGAGCAGCAGATCCCGCTGAAGGAAGCAGTCGCAGGCTACCAGCGGCAAGCCGATTATAGTCGCAAGACGATGGCCGTCTCCGAAATGCGCAAGCAGGTCGAAGCCGAGGCCAATCAGATCCAGCAGGAGCGTGCGCAGTACGCCCAACTCCTTGGTGCCTTGCAGCAGCAGCTGCAGGAGACAGTCCAGCGCGAGCCGGACTGGGAGAGGCTCTACGCCGAAGATCCGCTGGAATACGTCCGACAGAAAGATCTCTACCGCGAAAACCAAGAGCGGTTTCAGGCGGCAACAGCCGAGCAGCAGCGTGTGATGAGCATGATGCAGCAGAGCCAGGTGCAGCAGCTGAAGGAGGTCGTCAAGCAGGGCAGGGAACAACTCTCCGACAAAGTTCCGGCGTGGAAGGACACAGCACGCTGGGAGCAGGACCGAGTGAAGCTGCGCAGTTACGCGCAGAAGGAGCTCGGCTACGGCGAGGAAGAGGTTTCCCAGGTCTATGACCCGCGCGCCGTCGTCGCTTTGTACAAGGCGATGCGGTTCGACGAGATCATGGCAAAGCGCCCGGCGCCGAATGCGCAGACCGGCCCAAAGCCGATGCGCGCCGGCTCACCGCAAACTGCACCAGCACGTCGGACTTCTGAGATCACGCGACAAAAACAGCGTCTCGCTCAAACCGGCAGCGTCAAGGACGCCGCCAAACTTTTTGAAAGCCTGATCTAGGAGAAATAGTCATGGCACAGCCCACTAATCTGTTCGACCGCTACGACGGCACGAAGGCCGTCCGCGAAGACCTCGCAAATGTGATTTTTAATATATCGCCTGAAGACGTGCCCTTTATGAGCAGCGTCGGACGCGAGAACGTGTCCAACACTTACTTCGAGTTCCAGACTGACGCTCTGGCGGCAGCCAGCACGACGAACCAGGCCATCGAAGGCGACGAAGCAACTCTCGACGCCCGCGTAGCCACGACGCGCGTAGGAAATTATACCCAAATTTCCCGCAAAGTCGTAGGCGTTTCGGGCACCGTAGAAGCCGTGGACAAGGCCGGCATGAAGAGCTACCTCGCCTACGAAATGGCGAAGGCGTCTGCCGAGCTCAAGCGCGACATGGAGACTTCTCTCCTGTTCAACCAGGCTGCCGCTGTCGGCTCCGCCTCGGTTGCTCGCAAGACCGCCGGCCTTCCGGCTTGGCTGCGCGAGAACGTGAACAAGGCGTCGGACGGTGGCAACCCAACCATGTCGTCCACCAACGACGGCTACCCGAACGCTGGCCGCACGGACGGCACGCAGCGCGCCTTCACTGAAACCATGCTGAAGGATGTCATCCAGCAGGTGTGGGCTGAAGGTGGCGACCCGAAGGTCTGCATGATGGGACCGTACAACAAGACGGTTGCTTCTGGCTTCGCCGGCATCGCCGCCAATCGTGTGAACCAGACCGCGGGTGCCCCGAAGGCGTTCTCGATCGTCGCAACCGCTGACGTGTATCTCAGCGATTTCGGCAAGGTCGCCTTCGTCGCCAACCGCTTCCAGCGCGAGCGCGACGTGTTCATCTTGGACCCGGAGTATGCGTCGGTTGCTTTCCTGCGCAACTTCCAGACCAAGGAACTCAGCGCCACGGGCGACTCGACCAAGAAAATGCTTCTCGTCGAGTACGGCCTCAAGGTGAAGACCGAGAAGGCTCACGGCATCATCGCCGACCTGACGACCTCGTAACAACGACTGGGGAGGGTGGAAACGCCCTCCCTACCTACCACTGCCGTGATGGCGGTTATTGTCCAGTAATGGAGTTTTTCGTTGAAGCTACCCTTCTCATACGACCCGGTACTCGGGATCAAGCGGACGTTCCACTGGGACGACACGACGGACGACTTCCTGATCCAGACGGAGCAGGACACGACCGGCATCGTCGAGGCGAACAAGGCTGCCTACAATGACGCGCCGGGTCGGTGGGGCGACATGACGAGGGTTGCGTCGATCCCGCTGTCGCTGTACTTCGACCTGAAGAAGAAGGGGATCACCGACGATCCTGTCGCCATGAAGCGGTGGCTCAACGATCCTGACCAGCGGTTCTTCCGTACCAGACCGGGGACGCTCTGATGAGCTACTCCCTCGCCATTCTCTTACCCTCGCGCGACACGGTGAGCATGGGCTTCACCTACGACCTGGCCCGCCTGACGGCCTACTGGTCGGCGAAGCATGTGCCGCATGGTGGCAAGCTACACCTGTTCAACAGCCAGGGCACGCTGATCGCCGACCAACGGCAGAGCCTCATCATCGAGGCGATCAACGCCAAGGCCGACTACGTGCTCTGGCTTGATAGCGACATGCGGTTTCCCAAGGACATCGTCGATCGGCTGCACGCGCACGGCAAGGACATCGTGGCCGCCAACTACTCGACGCGCCGGGTGCCCGCGAAGCCGGTGGCCTATGCGGACGAACGCTGCGACGAGCTCGTCTACACGACCAAGGACAGCACCGGCCTCAAGGAGGTCTACGCGGTCGGCATGGGCGCCATGCTGGAAAGCACTGCAGTCTACAGGAAGCTGGGTCTGCCGTTCTTCACGATCGGCTACAGCCAAGCGGCCGCGGACTTCTTCGGCGAGGACGTTTTCCATTGCCGACAGGTGCGCGAGGCCGGCTTCAAGGTTTTCATTGACCACGACGTGTCGAAAGAGGTTCGCCACATTGGGTCGTTCGAGTTTACGTTCGAGCACGCGGAAGCCTGCAAGGACATCATCAGCAAGAGGGACGCAGCATGAGCGACAACTTCCAAGTACCCAGCCGTGCCGCGGCGGTGACGCCTTCCGACACCACTGAGATTTATGCCTCCGCCCTGTTCGTCGGCGGCGCCGGCAACGTGGCTGTCGTCACCGAGGGCGGCGACACGGTCGTGTTCTCCGGCGTGCAGGCGGGCTCGATGCTGGTGCTGCGCATCAGGCAGGTGCGATCGACCAGCACGACTGCGACCAACATCGTCCGTCTCTGGTAGACCGCGATGCCCGCGCTCGCCTACTCGGTATCGCTCAAGTCAATTGACGCCATCTTCGGCGGGCATTTCGGCGCCGGGTCGGCGTCGCTGCTGGGCAGCGAGTACGAAGGCTTTGCAATTGATTTCCTAGACAACACCGTGTCGGTGCGAACCCTTGTTGCTGACGACTTGATTGGCAACGAGGCTCAGGGCTTTGCCCTGGAGTTTGTGTCGAACACCTCTTCTGTGAGGATTTAGAACATGCCGACTACGACAGGCAAGGCCAGCGAGCTACTTACGTTCTCGCGCACGTCGAACGCCACCCTCACGGACAGCGACGGCAAGATCAAGTGGGCTCCGCATAACCTCCTGCTGGCGAGTGAGCAGTTTGACAATGCGGCGTGGAGCAAGACTGCTATTACGGTAACGGCTAATGCCTCTGCAGCGCCAGATGGTACGACAACGGCTGATAAGTTAATACAAACGGCAGTGAGTGGCGCGCATTTTGTTACGCAGAATGTTTCTGCGTCAGGAACCATTACGCGCACATTGTACGCCAAGGCTGACGGATATAATTTCGTAGGCTTAACTTTTGATAACTCCACTCCAAAGGGAGCGATATTTAATCTTTCAACCGGAGACCGTACAAATATCGGTGCCAGCGTTACTGCGACAAGTGCCACAAATGTAGGAAATAATTGGTGGCTACTTTCTATGACCGTAAACGGTTCAGTTGGCTTTGTTCAGGACTATGTTCTGCAAACTGCTGGGTTCGCCTCAGAAACAGGCAATGGAACGGCAGGAATTTTGTTCTGGGGCGCATCGCTCACGCGCAGCGACCTCGGCGGCATGAAGGCGAACACCTCCGCGTACCCGATGTACAACCCGACTACGCCGAAGAATTTGCTGGGGTATACCCAATCGTTCGATAACGCGTATTGGCTGAAATACTCCGTCGCGGTGCCCGCCACTAAGTACGCTGATCCGTATGGCGGAACAACTGCCAACCTGTTGTATCCGACAGCCGCCGTGCCAGCACCGGGGCTATATAAAGGTGGGTTCCCTTCTGTCAGTAAGACGCATAGTTATTTTGTTAAGGCTGCTGGAAAAACGTGGTTCTGTGTTCTGAAAGAAACGACAGGTGCAGGTGCTGCATGGTTCAATCTTTCGACAGGTCTTGTTGGGACAGTTGCTGCCGGATACACTGCCCCTAATCCAGAATCGCTTGGGAATGGTTGGTATCGCTGTTCTGTGACATCGACTAGCGGATTTGACCAGTACACAGCCGTTACTCCAGTGGATGCTGACAACTCAATAATTCCGACGCCAAACGGAACGGATGGCGTCTACATCTGGGGCGCACAGCTCTCCGACAGCGCGTCCCTCGATCCTTACGTGCCGAACTACGGAGCCGCACCGACTGCCGCTGCGTATTACGGGCCGCGACTGGATTACGATCCGGTGACGCTGGCGGCTAAGGGGCTGCTGGTGGAGGAGTTGAGGGCTAATCTGGTTCTTTACTCGGCGCAGTTTGATGTCTCTGCAAATTGGGTGCCGTCTGCTGGTGTTTCTGTTTCTGCAAATACTGACATTTCCCCAGATGGTACACTCACCGCAGACACAATGAACAGCAGTGCGGGAAATCAGATAGATCAGTCTGTCTCATGCTCAACAAGTACCGTTTATACAGACAGTCTGTACTTCAAGAAAACCTCCGGTGCAGCATATCAGCCCGCACTGTATTTGTTGTTCTCAGGAGGCACGCTTGTTATTTATGCCGTGAGGTTGAACACGGACACTGGCGTTGCTACTGCTGTATCTGCTGGCGGCTTTACGGCCCCCTCTAGCTTTGCTGTGCAAGATGCTGGCGGATATTGGCGTCTATCAGTTACTGGAAATTCCAACAACAACACCACGGCATCGTTTCGTTTGTACCCGAATCTTAGTTCTGCTGGCGGCGTGGCTGGCGCAGGTTCTCAGATCATCTGGGGCGCACAACTCGAAGCAGGCTCCTTCCCCACCAGCTACATCCCGACCGGGGCTGCGACTGCCACCCGCAATGCTGATGTTGCCAGCGTCAGCACGCAAGCGTTCCCGTATGGGGCGACTGAGGGGACGTTGGTGGTGAATGGTTCTGTGCTGTCAACGGCGGCTGGCAACAGGTCCATCGCAACCCTGTATGAGTCTTCAAACACGGCCATTACCACAGGCAATAACGTTGCTGGATTTGGTGCTACAACTGCTGACTTCTACGTTATCAACAGCGGCTCTGACCAAGCAGTGTTTTACTTCAACTCTGCGGTAACTGCCGGGACACCGTTTAAGGTTGGAGGTTTCTACAAGGCAAACAACTTTAACGGCGCAGTGAATGGCACAGCGGGGACGCTTGACACTAGCGGTAGCGTTCCTAGCGGAATAACAGAAATGCGTCTTGGCCGTACTCAGGCAAGTAGCGTCGCATACTTGAACGGCCACATCCGCCAGATCACGTACCTGCCACGCGCCGTAACGACAGCAGAACTCCAGACGAGGACAACCTAATGAGCATCGAAATCTTCGCATGGTGTTCGACCCGCGAACTGTTCGTCACGGGCATGACCACGACCGCCTTCCCTGACGGCTCTATGCTGGCAACGCTCGACGAGAACGGCAACCTGATCCCGCATGAAGGGGTCATCATCGACGAGATCGGCCCGATCACCAAGACGCCTGCAACGGAGGACACTCCTGCCGTTGTCATCGCAGGGCATCACGTAAACCTCCTCGCCATCGACCCTATTGTGGCTCTGCTGATGCAGGGACCGCCTGACGAGGAGGGCAACCCGACCGTGCTCCCGCAGTACGACGAGGACGGCAATCTGCTGGGCGTGTTCGAGAGGACGAACATCCTGTCGCTTATTCCCGGCATGGTCTGGACGCCGATCCCCGGTCCGGGCGTTCCGGGCGGCTACGAGGGGCCGAACGGCGTCTGCCTGTTCGACCCGGCTGTCGTAAATAATCGCGCTAGGGTGTGGCTGTAATGGCGCTCGACACCTACGCAAACCTGCAGGCATCGATCGCCTCCTGGCTCAACCGGGAAGACCTGGCGAGCCAGATCCCCGACTTCATCACGCTGGCGGAGGCGCGTTTCAACCGCGACCTGCGCACGCCCGACATGACGAAGCGGGCGACCTCGACGATTACCTCGTCCTACGTGGATCTGCCGACGGACTGGCTGCAGACGATCGCCTGCCGGGTCACGTCCTCGACCGGCTACAAGGCGCTGGAGTACCTCTCCGCCGAGCTCTTCTATGACCTGGAGGGGCAGGCTCCGACCGGCCCGGCGCGCTACTACACGCTCGTCAACAACCGCATCCACCTGATCCCCGACGCCACCGGTGCCGACCTGGAGATCACCTACATCGGCAAGCTGGCGGCGCTTTCGGGCTCGAACACGTCCAACTGGCTGCTGGCGCGCTCGCCCGATCTGTACCTGTACGCTTCCCTGGTGGCAGCCGAGGCTTACCTGGTGAACGACGAGCGTGTCGGGCTGTGGAAGACGGCCGCCGACCAGATCATCGCCGACATCAAGCTGGAGGGCGAGCGGGCTGCCCGACCGAGCGGAACCCTCCTGCAGCGTCGGCGGAGCTTCGGC